GTAGAAAGGCTTAAATCACCGTTTGAAGACATCTCAACATGTCCTCAACACTTTGAGGAATATTCATCAAAAGATTCGGAGGCCTCAAAAGATGATAGTATTGCAACGGAACAAGCTCTTCGCCAATTCTTGATTGCTAACCATAAGAAGAGTCGGGATCAAGGAATGTCAAGGAGCAGCAGCAGGCACTTGAGTGAAATCTATGAGAATGAAGACAAGCATAAACACAGCTCCAAGTCAGCCCCTCCTAACCGCTCGTATTCACGAAAGTCTGTTTCTGTTAAATCTTCATTTGGTCCGTCGTCATCAGGCTCAAGACCATCGCATTCCTCATCAGATTACAACAGCGATAGCGACAGTAGCGGTGTGAGTGACAGCTCTTCAACTTCGTCTCGGACGGATTCTACACAATCATCGTCATCGTCATCGTCATCGGGAACCAGAATTATTAAAAATAACAAAAAAGATAAGAATAGCAAGGAAAAGAAAGCATTTATGAAACTCCCAGCAGATCGCTTAAAATATGAAAAGTATCACGATCCTCGTATGACAATTACACTCATGAACCAATCCAAGCTAAAGAAACTCCGGAACAAATTCATGTAGTATGCTTAAACTACTAAAGAGAAGCACAGAAGTAAACACAATCGTGTTTTTAATAATATTATATAAGCATATAAGGAAAGTACGTTGTCATGTCGCAACAGCTCTTGGAAATACTAGGTCCACTTTCTCAACCATGTAAGAAGCTTCAGAGCCTTAAATATCGTCTCCCAAAAACTCCCATCAAAACCCTCTCTCAATTAGAAAAACTACTACAACGTCCTCTCACCCTAATTCCATACGAGCAGTGGAGCACCCTTTTACAACCCAACCATAGATTTGAAACAGTATTCCCAGGGGACCCTCGTCCTGAACAACGATTTCGCGCGCGAGAGATCAATGGGCGCGCGCTAGTTGTAGGCCCCCTCAAGGAAATATACCACGCAAAGATACATCTCAAGTTCATTCGTCTAAATGAAACCAAGCTATCTGAATTCTATTGTCCAGTGAATGAGGAACGGAAATGCGTAGTTGTGACCCCCAGTGTATACAAAGACATCCCTGGAGCTGGCAGATCTTTCAAAACGGTAAGAACGGGCTGGGGAGCGACACATATTGTGAGACCGGGCGACGTGCTCATTCTTGAAGAAAAAGGAGTTTATAGAATCCATAAAGATGTTTTCAAGTCAACATATCAAATAAACATGTGAGCTCTTGATACATAGTATTGATATATGTGATTGTGTACTATCTCGTGTGGATTATTTCCAAACAAATTTTCTCTTTGAATGTTAGATATCTTTTGGATACATATAATAGTATGTTTCGTATTTACAACGATTTTGTCTCTTCTCTCATATTGGCATGCATAGTGACGATTCTAGTCTTTATAAGTCTCCCCAAGTCTAGGGACAGTTCAACACCTAAAAGCAGCACGACCCTGACCAAGACATTCATTATGTCTCTCGCATTGTGTTACGTTGTCTTGTATTTCTTGAACGACAATCCTTCACGAAACAATGTAATGGATCACATGATCCAAGGAGAGCCTGATTTTTGATGTGATGAATTTCGTGGTTAGTTATTCATCAATGTATCAGTAATAAATTATTATTATCATATTTTCTTTCGAACGATTGTTCTTGTTTTGATTGCGTTATCCACTCTTCAAAAAAACATCCGCATTCAAATAAGAATATACGTCTCTAGTTCGTCGTCCATGAAACTTCAACTGAAAAAGTTTGACATTTCAACAATCCCTGATGACAAAGTTATCGTTTTCATAGGCATGCGAAACACAGGAAAGTCATTCCTTGTGAAGGATCTTCTTTACCACCACAGAGATATACCGATTGGGACTGTGATATCCGGAACCGAAAGCGCTAACAAGTTTTATAGCAACATTATTCCATCATTTTTCATTCACGACAAGATGACTGCACCCACAATCTCTAATGTGTTCAAACGTCAACAGCTCATAACCAAACGTATAAACAAGATTGTTGCCAAACATGGGAAGAGCGATATTGATCCTAGGGCTTTTCTGATATTAGACGATTGCTTATATAACAAAAGTTGGGTGAATGACGAGAACATTCGAGCATTGTTCATGAATGGGAGGCACTATAAGATCATGTTCATCATCACAATGCAATACCCATTAGGCATTCCTCCCAACCTACGTACAAACATTGACTATGTGTTTATTCTACGTGAAAACAACATAAACAACAGGAGAAGGATATATGAGAACTATGCAGGCATGTTCCCCAGCTTTGAGGTATTTTGCTCAGTTATGAACCAGTGCACAGAGAATTATGAATGTTTGGTCATTCACAACAATGCCAAGAGCAACAAACTTGAAGAGCAGGTGTATTGGTACAAAGCAGAGTTCCACGACAACTTTAAGATTGGGGCTAAAGAGTTCTGGAAATGGCAAGAAGAGTGTGACGAAGAGTCGAGTGACGACGAAGAATTGTTTGATGCAGCAAACCTCGTCAAGAGAAAGGGCCCCATGATCAGTGTTAAAAAGAAGTCTTAAACAGCTTTGGATGCTTTCACATTACTAGAGATAGACAATGAGTATAAGTTAGGTAGGTGAGTGTTGGAGATCGTTTTTACGTTGTGGCAGATCATCAATAGCTCCGATTGTTCTATCGTACCACGGTGATTCCTTATTGAACATGCTCGCAACTTTCATTGACAAATCGCTATTTGAGAGTTGTTCTTCATAGTACGTCCGAGGGATGAACTTATACTCTACCTTGACGTTGTTTTCGGCAACCTTGAGTTTTTCTTCGTATATTCCAATGACAATCATGAACACACCAACGAAAAGGAAAAAGAATATCAGTGATTGCATGTCAATATATGCAAACCGGTTGGTTTGGTTCCTCTAATCTACTTGTAAGGTATTATTTTACTGTCCCCCATCCTTACGCGCCATCCAGGGATCCTTTTGTGTGAATGCTTCATTCACGTCTTCTGGCAGAGTAACAAATGCAGCATTCAGTTCTTCGCATTCAACGAGTACTTTTTCTCCGTTAACTTGCGATTTAGTCGTTTCGTCTGTGGCATGCTTTTTCACCTTTTGCACCATCTCATCCATGCGCATGGAATAGTACTCATCCTTCACATCAAGATTTTCGCGATACTTCTTCATCATAGTGTTGAGCTGTGTCTCAGAGTACTCTTGGTCCTTGATCTCCTCTGGGTAAGGGCTCCATGGACACCAGCAACCCACCTCTCCCACAAAAACATCAAAGTTCTTGTCAAACTTTTTGATGGCCGACGCGCGGTTCTTAGCCTCTGTAATAGATTCATACGTGCCACGAACCTTGATGCCACGAACGGTAGTTTGGAAGTTATTCTTTTCTAGATACTCCTTCTCAAGATCAGCAATATTGGTCTCTTTGTAAAACTCAAACTCTTTTTGAAGTCCGGTTACATTAAACACATAGTCGTACCTATCCTTCAGGTTTGTCATCATATCCACGACGACACTGTCTTCCTTGAACCTTTCTTGGACGTTTGAAAAGAGTAGGCTCAGATCTGTCGAAAAATGGCTCAGGAATTTGTTGAAGAAGTGAACCTCCTTCTGCTTGATAACATCCTCGGGGGAAAGAAATGACATACAAACATACTTTTGACCTCGAATGTCCTGGTCTTGATCAAGAAAATCATGCTCTTTCACAGAAACAATCTCTGATTTGTTTAAAGACACTTCAGTTGTTGTCGCGGCCATTTCGACAATTGTGTGGTCTGCTGAGATTATAGTTCGTTTTTTACTTAAATACTTTTACATCTCTTTTTTTCTTTGTGTATTGTATATAGCATAATATTATGGGGAGTGATATTACTGTCGATGCTAAAGAGCTCCTACTTCGCATTTTTAAATACACTTTTGAAGGTATTATCGTAGCACTTGCCGCATTCCTCATCCCAGGCCGCAAGCTAGAGGTTGCGGATATTCTAACGATTGGCGTTATCGCAGCTGCAACTTTCTCACTGCTAGATCTGTTCGCACCATCGATTGGTTCGTCCGTTCGCAGCGGTGCAGGCCTGTCCCTAGGTGTCGGTCTGGTTGGCGGCCTACCGACCTCAGCTGTCGCCCCCGCTCTCCGTTAAGAGCTTTGCGCTTTCACCCATTCTCGAATCAAATTTAAAGATGTGATATTTATTTATTTTTTAAAACCGATAAATGTTTGTTAGGTGTATTTATCAAACACTTTTATAGGTAATGCAATTTATAGGTAATGGAGACTTTTGTTGCCTTATTCTTCCTGAGGAGTTGGTTGACATTTATTACAGTGATGTAAAGAATAAGTACCTTGAAGCAGTCGAAATAGGAAAAGATATCAGCATTGGATATTTATACTAATCATGACTGTTCAAAACACACAACAATTCTTATAATCCACAATACTTAAGAGAACTCGAGAGAACAAAATAAATATACTTCTTACAATAGAGAGTATAATCAGAATGGCTACTAATTTGGACCTCGAGTTTAACACACTCGATATCATTTCTATGAGTGTTATTGTGTTTTATGGATACCCTCTCCTCCGTTACTTGGAATCGTTCAATACAAAATATGCATGGTTCTTCATCGGATTGGTTGTATGTTCCATATTCACACTGGTGATAAAACTCATGACGTCCACATTGGGAGAGGTCTTTGGGCGGCCATTCGACGCTCGTAACTGTGATCTATTCTGCAAGAATGGCGCCGTAGGCGGCCGTCCAGGTTTTCCTTCATCACACATGGCTATTACAACATTCTTCTTTACCATGCTTTACTTCATGACTCCCCCATTAGCGAGAGTTACTTTTAAAAAATATATGATCATCATAATTGGTGTTATATATTCAATAACCATGGCAGTTTCCCGTTACGAGAAAAAATGTCACAACATCACACAAATATTAGGCGGGACTATCTTTGGGTTGCTCTTTGCTTTGTTTTGGTCCAAGTTGGTCGTATGTAGGCAGAGTCTATAGATATTTATAAATATATGCACGATTTTACAGGACCAGTGGATGGACATAACCAGTGTTCTTGCTCATACGTGTAGTTGCAAATAACAAGGTTATCCTTATGGATCATGTAGACTGACAGGCTGAAGAAGACACATGGGTTCTAGCCCAGGCCCTTGCAGACCACGTCAATATTGGATTGAATTGAAACTCGTGAACAACAAAGAGTATTGATATAACAAACACGTTACAATGCTCATTTTACATATTTAATCCAGATGCAATTGGTTTCAAGCTTTCAAAGATTACTTCAAACATAACTGCATTATGTTTTAAAAATACACAAGCATCAGTTTAGTTTTGTGACATTGCTTCTCCGGAGACGGAGCAAGGTTGCTAAAAATGACACACATAATCCTTAACCAAAATACAATCTAAATACTTCTTATGAAATCCCAACCAAGTTCTTCACAAATCTTCTTCCATATCTGGTCCTGTAGCCATAATTTCTCGCGACTTTTTAGAAGCGGAAAGAACGGTAGGTACTCATCTTTGCCGAGGAGCTGAATAAACTTGTGCAATACATAGGAATATGAGAGGAAATTCTTGCGGTCCGGAGGCGAATATTTCAAAAACGGGGTTTGTATTTGTTTGAACATATTTCGCAGTTTCTCCTCCAATTCAGGAGTAAGATTCGGCATAGGCAGACCATTCAGGCGGTTTATGATATGCGGAATGTGTTCATAATATTTATTGATCTTCAGTTTTTTTAGGATCTCCTTCACCTTCGCGTGTGTCAGGTCTGCCATGTTTGTTATTCTTTGTTTTTTGATCTCTAATAGGATTTTGTCGTATACTTCTTCTGGTATTTGTGTAGTTTCTTTTCCTTGTATTTGTGATATCCACTCATTGCATTGAGTTCTGCTTGGTTTCCCAAACAGCCGGACTATACCTTAAGCCCTCATTGAGATACGCTACATCTCTCGGACCCACGCCCATCTAGTCTCTGAACCTTCTCCATACCCTCGCATAACGGATTTAGGAGCTTGGCTGCGGATTACCCAATCTTTCACATATTTCATTTCCCTAGGTGATTACCCCGGTAGCTTGTGTATGTTTCCATACAAGACAAGATGATGTGAAAGCGTAAGGGACTTCCCGCAATTTGATGCGTGTCGCAGTTGTTTGTAATAATAAGTAAAACAACCACTAGCAGGTAGCACACTTTCAGCCTGCTGTTACATTCCAATCTTTAACGTGTTGCATGAACTGGAAATTCAATCTTAAGTTTTTCAAGATATTCTATTGATAGCTTGTATAATTCATCTAAATCGTATTTTTGTCTGTTCGTAAATTTCTTGCATGATTTCTTACCATTTCCAAGCGGATAGCCATTCACTACGTAACCCTTTTTCTCACCATCAATGATGACAACGTTGACATATTTGGGTAGATGTTCTTCTTCAACACCCATTTTGTCACACTTTGCGACAGTTTCAATCTTGGTCCAATCTACAACGTTGACATTGTTTTTAACCAAGGCTTGCACCTGGAATACATACTTGACGGCTTGATCTAGGTTGTATCTTGTGCATTGTTTACTGTTGAAAAG